ATCCTCGTAGACGGTAATCGAGATCATTCCTGCCCCCGTATTCGATAGACACCCGCGACATCCTTGATGACGAAGCGGCGAACAGCCACGACCCCGTAGTTGTGAGCCGATGTGAGGAAGGTGCCTCGGGAGGGCTCGACGAGAATGTAGAGGCGGCGCGCCATGCCATGCTCGTCCCTGGCCAGTACCAGATCGCCAGCCTCTGTGGCGTCCGAGAGCGACTCGCCCAGCCGGATGTAGCCCTCCTCAAGATAGCCAAAGTACGCGCCCATCTCACCCTCCTCGCCTTCGCTGAATGGCAGCCGGAACGGATTGCTCGTGGGCGGCGAGAAGCCGAGTCGGCGCAGTACCTCCTCAGCGACCGTGGAGCAATCCATGCCAGCGAGACCATCGCCGTGGAGCTTCCACGGCCTCCCCAGGAGATCGTGCCATGCGAGGGGCATCAGATCGAGCCCTCCGTTGTCGGCGTGGGGATCCCCGTGAAGCCACCGAAGCGATCCGGGTGAACAACCGCCACGCCTGCGGCGGTCTCCGATGCGCCGTGCGCCTCGCAGCCGTTCTGGCCGTCGAGGCTCTTGTCGCAGCCAGAGAGGAACGCACCAGCCGAACTCGGCACGGCGTAACCGCAGGCGGCAGATCGGTACTGATGGCGACAGAAGTACTTCATCATTCGCTGGCCCGGAAAGAAGTTCTCGTAGAGCGAGATGTCGCCAAGTTGCGCAACGCACGCCTCTTCCGTTGCGGTCATGGTGAGGATGCGGAAGTCTTGTTCCATGACCGCCTGGTTCGTCCCAATGGCTACCATGTTCGTCAAGATGATCCTGGCGGGCTGGCCGATCAATCCACGGTGCGCTTCCAGCGTGGCGATGACTTCGCGGGAAACATTCGAGGCCGTCAGGTTGACCGAGGGAAGGTCGCCCGACTCCGTTGACTTCATGGGCGAGTGGGTGATGGGGAAGGGGTAGTAGATATTTCCCCGGAAGGTGATCTGTTCAGGAGTACGCACGAAACGGAAGCGCGTGGGCGGGTCCGTGGGAACCTCGACCTCGTAGAGCCAGACCCATTGCCCGCCCGTTGCCAGCAGGTTCTTCTCGGCCAGCAGGATAGGGTGAGTCACGGCACCAGCCTCTCTTCGATGCTGAACGAGATGTCGTAGACTTGAGGCCCGATCTCAGAGACGCGGAGCTCGTCGCTGGCGAACCACGCGGTAAGGGTCTCCAGGGTCTCGGCTGTGTGCCCATCTTCGGTTCCATCATCGAGGACGGGAACGATAAAGCTGAACGGGATCTCGATGCCATCATGGTCGCTATAGAAAGACTGTAGCGACTGGTAGACGGTCAAGCTCGCAGCCCGCACAGATACGCGCCAGCGGCGGCGAGCCTTCGAGGAGGCTGGTGATGTGTGTGCGTGGCCCGACTCGAACCCGATGCGGCGAATGGGCCAGGAACTCTCAATCGTGACATCGACCTCGACATCGTGGACGCCGCCGCCCGAGATCGCAAGCGCGCCCGAGGAGGCGTTCAGCGAACCCACCGCCGCGCCCTCGCCGCCAACGACGATAGACGCCTGGCTGTTGGGATTGTAGCCGCCGTCAGGATCGTCAGTCATCGCCCCTTCGGTCCAGTTTCGAGCCCGGAACAGATTGTAGTTTCGGAACCCCGAGGCCTGCAATTCCGAAGCAGAGGAGTAGAACGAGAAGCCCTCTTGTCGGCCAGACCAGTACGCAGGGCCAGACTCGACGATTGGGTAGGGCGAAACGGTGCTGCTCTGGTACGGCGAGCCTGTGCCGTTTAGTTCGATGGGCACCCCGTCGAGCGCGATGTGATACTCGGCAGATGCCTCCGGGGAGGTCGCTGCGGCGTAGGTCTCGGCGCGGAAGTCAAGGGTATGGAAGTTGCCATCATAGAGCGGAAAGGAACTGAGGAAGGTCGCCAGTTCCGGTTGGCTCCAGTTACGCTGTGCGATCTTGGTAGTCGCGCCCGATGTAAGGACATCGTCAGAGTAGATCATATTGCGGGTTGCCACGGTCATCTCCACATGGATGACCGTGTTGTCGGCATCGGTGTACCAGAGAAGTCGCCCGATAGTGCCGCTCGTTCGGTGACCGTCGAACGATCCGCGCAACATAATACTGATCTCGTAGGCTATTTGAAACAACGCGGGCCCTGTCGTGGAGGGATTCTCCTCTCCTGGGCGAAACTCGATGCTGCGGTGGTGGTTGTAGAACTGGGTGGACGGCCTGGTATGGATGAATGAGCGAGCGCGCCCGTACAATTTATCAAACAGGCTAGTATCGTCATCCGCATCATAGTCCAGGGTGACAAAGCTGTTCCCGCCTGTCGTGTCGGTCTGGCTATCTGTCCAGAGCATCAGACGCCTGACTTCGTTGAACCCGGTGCCATACTCCTGGGCGTAGGCGTCGAAGGTGAAGAGCCCGTTGGCCTGGTTCCCGAAGTGACCATGCAGGCCCTGGATGGGGTTCTGGATGTCCGGTGGATTGACATTGCCGATGGCCGCTCCACCGATGACAGAGCGGTCGAACTCGTCACGGTAAAGCGTCACGCCGCTGCCCAGGTTCTTGACCTCGACGGAATGGACGCCCTCGATGCCTGACATGAACGCCGCGTCCGTGTTGCTCCCATCGGGAGAAAGCCTGGGACGGACATTGATGGTGCGGTCGCGGCCCATACCCCATCCGAAAGTCGTGTCGGCAACGGTTGAGATTCGGTTTGAAGATTGGTCCTCAACATTCCCTGTAGAGGATGTATGGGTGACCGTCGAGACGGAGCTACCTACCGTGTAGGTATTGTTCCCGAACACGCCATCCTTGAAGCATTGTGCCTCTGCGAGATTGGATGATGCGCCGTCTAGCCTGTACTGGCCGATGTATGCGTTTAGATCAACATTCCCGGACCCGTTGTTCTCGTGAGTCACTCGCAGGAAGTACGGCAACGAGAAGTCGATACGGCTCGCCCCGCCATCAACTACCTGGCGTATCAGTCTGTAGGCTATCCCACCCGGCCCGACAGAGAAGTAACGCACGAACCAAAGCTCCAGGTAGAGGTCCACCCGGTTCGCGGCTGCGTTGATGACTGGGTAGGCGCTGAAGGTGTAGTTGTCCACTTGATGAACCCACCATTGCCTCGATGGGTGCCCCTCAGAGGAATGGAATGCGATCTTTGGGCCAGTCCCACTACTGCCTCCGGCTCTGAAATAGAGCGAGTTACCAAGCCAGAGCGCCCATCGGTTCGCGGGGACGGCAGGCAGCGAGCCCATCGAACCCGCCGAGCTTGCTGTCCAGTTGCCGCCATCCTGACCCCCGAAGAAGTCCTGATGGTCGTTGTCTGTGTCGGCGGCATCGCCGCCGGGGAACGGGTAGCGTCCTCCCGCTGTTGGCGATGCCGTGCCGCTGCCTCCGTAGGCCGCGCCCATGGTAGACCCGCCGACTGTCGCCAACCCGAACTCGACCTTGTAGTCGAGGCCGTCGATGCTCACCGAGTCCTGCTCACGGCAGAGAACTGATCGCTGATTCTCTTGACCGATGCCACTCGTGTCCGTCATCAGGACAGGCATGACAGGGTTCGCCTGCTGAATGAAGAGGGATTGGCGACCTATGTTCGCAAGCGGCCCACCAGGGTAGGCGGGGTAGTTCGGCGTCTCCGACACAGTGCCCAAACCGGAACCCGGCAGGAAACCGACATACCAGAAGTGCCAGGGGAGCGCGTTGCCGCCGGAGGTCAACCACGCGGGCGCTACGAAGTCCTCGTCTGCCGGGAGAAGCTGGGCCAAGTCAGGCTCCCTGGAAGGTTCGCCTGAATACCCTGTCCTCGACCATGGCCTGCCGGATCAAGTTGCGAATCGTATCCTGGCGCTCGACCAGCAACTCGTCAATACCGCGAGCGTCCACGGCATTGATCGAGAACGAGATGTTGGTGCCGCTGCCGCCGCGCATATCCACGGGGATGCTGCGACCATCGGGAAGAGGGACCACCGCCTCGTTCATGCTACCCTCGCCAATGAGCGCGACATGAGGGCTAGAAACAATCGGACCGCCCATGGCGTACCCCCTGACTGGAAGAGCGCGGCCAAGCCCGCCGCTGACTATCCCGCCTGTTGCGAGTGGCGTGGCATCGCCAACGCCGCCCGGCACAACGCCGCCGTCTGCCATGGCGTTGAACGCTACCCTGATCGCTTGAAGAATGAGCATTTCCACAATCATCGCGGAAACCTGGGTGATGAACTCCCTGGCAAAGTCCTTGAACGCTTCCTTCGCCGTCTTCGTGCCGTCAGCAAAGGCCATCATCGCAGAAGTCAACCCGCTCGCAAATGAACGCAGCGCGCCCTCCGTCACATCGGCAATCGCCTCGCCAAGCTTAGGGATCTTATCCGTGAAGTTCTTGATGCCGCCTTTCACCCCCAGCAGAGACGCCTTCAACTTGTCCTGCTCCTTATTCCATTGATCAGTCCCCTCCGCAGCCCCCTTCGCAGCCAGGCCGTACTTCTCCACATTCTCGATCATAGCCTCCATGTCTGCACCCTGAGCCTCTGTGATCAGACCGCCCGAAAGCGCCGCCTCAAGCTGCTCACGCGCCGCCTCGATGTCTGATGTCAGGGCCTCTAACTCCATCTGCGGAGTGATCGTGAACTCGCCGCTGATCTTGTCGAGCGCGCCGCCAAGCCCCTCGGCCAAGGCCGGACCCACCTTGCCCTTGATGTTCGCTGCCATCGTCTCCGCAATCTCGGCAGCGGCTGAGGCGGCGAGGTGCATCCCGAGAACGATGGGGCCTTGGATGGCTGCCGCGATGAGCGCCGCGTTTTCATTGATGGCCCGCAACCTAACGGCCTCGGCCTTCCTGGTCTCGCGTTCGGTAACCTCCGTGGTCTTCTGCAACGCAGCCAACTCACGAGCCTCCATCTTATCCCTCGACTCGTTGAAGAGTGCGACCTGGCGGAA